TTACTTGGCTTCGGTTGAGACCGCGAGCTGGTAAGGCTTAAACCGGATGATCTCTTCGCCTGCCCAGTTATTGATAGACAGTAGTGACTGGCGAATGCATTCCAGCTCGTTAGCATCAAATACCTCAGCAGCTTTACCTGCATCACCAAAGCCACCTGTATTGTTGGGGATGATACCCATCAGTTGCGGTGGTGTACGGTGCGCTGCTAATTGATCATCGCGGGTAACATTCTTAATCACCAAGAACTCATCATTGGCCGCAACCTCTGCTACAGGGATTAATTTGATCCCGTCCTTATTCCCGCCTGGTGCATGTAAGAACAAGTTGCGAAAGTTACCCGGGCCTTTGCTATTCTTCAGCGCTTCGCGCAAGCTTTTGACATCTTGCTCATTTACGGTGGAGTCAGTGAGATACATGATAAAGCCAGCGTGACTGCCGTTCTCATAGTACCGACGCCTAAATAGGGTCGCACTCTCGTTTAGCAGAGTCGAGTTCATGCTGGCCACATAGTCTGGAATACCATAAACCTCTTGGCCTACGTCATAATCCTTCAGATGAAAGATTGTTGATTCAGGAAACTCCATTTCCTCGTGAAAGTTAGGCACCCACCAATACTGATTAGGTTTAATGCCTACCCGCGTATATTTAGCCGGCGAGGCTTGATACTTCAACGCACCGCCCAAGCGATTCTTAATGACCTGAACATAGGCATTATTAAAAACCAGGTAATCGAGAACAATGGCGCTGAACTCATACAGGCTAAGCTTTGGATGTGGAATAAAGCAGCTTTTAAGAATATTACGCTTTACCTGAATCGCGCTGGCATGGTGCACGGACGCCCGATAAATCCGACTTAGGCCAGTCAAGGACAACGGCGGCTCGTAGTACTTGCCGTTAGACATGGCCTCAAGATAGTCGAAAATCTCCCGTTGGCTTAGCACTGGCATGGGCTCACCAAAGGTAAAGGTCTCAATTCGTTGCTCTTGCTGCCTATGCTGTTGTGGTTTAGTAGGCATAGTTTGAGCCTTCCTATATTTTGCCATTATTCGTAAATCTCCAAAGTCGAAGTACTCGAGCCGCTGGTATCCAATGGCTCATTGTAAAGTGCGTGCATTGCTGCCCACGCGATGTCGGCGTGGCTGATTTCTTCACTGCGAGCGGACTCATAAGTCACTTGTTTGCCGTTGGCGGTTAAGGTTTTGCGGATGCTCATAAAGGCTTGGGCGAGGTCAGTCCAGCCCGCGTCATATTCCAAACGGCCTTTGCTGATGACGTCATAAGCTTTGATCACCATTTGGCTTTTCAATACGGGGTTGTATTGGAATGGCGTAACCTGCGGGAAGAACTTCTTAACCAGTTGATACACAGCCTCACCAAGGCCGGTGGTATCGATACCGATAAAGGTCACGTTGTATTTGGCACAAATATCTTGAATCGCCTTGGCCTGCGCTTCAAAGTCCATGCCGTTCCAGCGGTGTTTTTCAATCACGCGGAACTTACCGCCGGGCACTGCAGGCGGACACATCACAATGCAGCCAGCGCTATCACCTTTGCCGCCCTTGTTCGGGTCGTAACCAATCCACACTTCACGGTGGGCGAGCGGTCTTGGGGCAAAGGGTTTGTAATCAGTCCACACTTCCCACGAGTCCACCATGCAGCGCTGCATCATCACCATCGGGAACACCGACATAGTGTCGTCGATGAACTCGCACATCAGCAGGTTTGAATACTCATCAGGGCTGTACTCTAAGTGCAGCGTATCGGGGTCGAATAAGTTACAGCCCTTGCGGATAGCATCATCAACCGTGACCACTTGGCGCCACTGGCCATCTTCACACTTACGGCCTTTGGCCAATGCTTGATGACTCACATCTATCTCAATGCGATCGGCCTTAGGTCGGCCACGGTTAAATAGCGCGCCCGTCCAAAACGGATAGGCATCGTGGGTAATTGATGATGGGGTGGATATATAGGTTTGGCGCCATTTGGCATGAATGGCCATACCTGAGGCGACCTTGCGAAACTCTTGGAACTTGTGGATCCAGAAGTACTCATCCAAATACAGGTTGCCGTGATAAGACTGCGCTGTTCGCGCGTTCGTCCCCAAAAAGTACAGAATGGCGCCATTGTGCAGCACAATCGGGTCGCCCTTGAGTTCGATACCAGTCACATCCTTCACGAACTGAATGATGTACTGCTTAAACACATGGGCCTGCGCTTTACTGGCCGACAAAAAGATTTGGTTACGGCCCGTTACTAGGGCATCAATAATCGCCTCATGGGCAAAATAGTAGGTGGCCCCAATTTGGCGCGACTTTAAAATGTTGCGAATACGCTGGGTTAGGCCTGCGGTGTACCATTCTTTTTGGTAGGCAAACATCGAGTTTTGGAAGGCCTCAATCAGCTTTTCCAAATCCTCTTCGCTCACATAGTTCTTCACCGGCTGCTTTTTCGGTCCCGCATTGCGGTTATGCACATTGGGGTTTAAGTCGGCTTCATTGCCGCCATTGTGATAACGAGTAATACGGGCGATACGCTCCAGCTGCCGCCCGAGCAAATCAATCTCTTTAAAGTCTTTGCCGTCTTTATTCTCTTTGTAGATGAGCTGCAGCATGCGCATTTCAAGCGCGCTGTCCACGCGGTCGATAGGCTTGGCATCTTCCCACGCATCACGTTTTTTCCAACTCGATACGGTACTTTCGGGCAGCTGCAAATGCTGGCTAATCTCGCGGACGTGCCAGCCTTGCCAAAAGAGATTCTTGGCGTATTGACGTTGATTGTTATCGGGATTCAGTTTCATGGCGCCAGTGTAAATAGGCCAATACCGAAAACCCTGTTGTTTAAGCGGTATCGGTTTCCTTATACCGCCCTAAGCCGTTGCAACTAAAAGCCGCGCTCTTGACCATACAGGCAGCAGTTAACCGACCTCATTCAACCCTTAAGGGCGACAAAATGGCTAAGAAATCGAAATTTTTCCGCGTATTCACAGAAGGACATACGACAGACGGCCGTGTCGTTGAGCGCCAGTGGATTAAAGACATCGTTGACACCTACAACACCGCAAAATATGGCGCCCGAATTTGGCTAGAGCACATTCGCGGCATGACACCTGATAGCCCCTTTAGAGCCTATGGTGATGTTACCGCCGTAAAGGCCGAAGAAGTGGACGGCAAACTGACGCTGTTTGCCCAAATTGATCCAACCGAAGAACTGGTGGCAATGAACAAGAACCGCCAAAAGGTTTATACCAGTGTTGAGATTGATCCTGACTTTGCCAAAACGGGCAAATGTGGGTTAGTTGGCCTAGCGGTAACAGACTCACCAGCATCATTAGGCACTGAAATGCTGGCGTTCTCTGCAACCTGCAAAGACAACCCGCTTACATCCCGCAAGCAGCGCCCAGAAAACCTATTTACCTCCGCCGTTGAAGTGGAACTTGAATTTGACGATGTCAGCGACGAGCCAGGTTTGTTCGCCAAAGTCAAAGCGTTGCTAGGCAAAAGCAAAGCCGACGCTAAAACTGACTTTGCGGACGTGCATCAAGCCGTTGAAGAAATTGCCAAAACAGTTGCCGACACAGGCGCGGATTTCACCACCAAGCTTGATAAATCAGCTAACGACTTCAATAAGTTGCAAACCGACTTCAACGAGCTCAGCAGCCAATTTAATGCGCTTAAAGCGCAGCTCGAAAAAGAAGAGCCAACAGGCCAACGACGTTCGCCCGCAACCGGTGGCGACAACAACATAAAAACCGATTGCTAAGGAGCAAACATGCGCAATACCACTCGTACCCTTTACAATGGCTACTTAGCTCAGGTCGCGACGCTAAACAGCATTGAAACGGCAGAAACAAAATTCACCGTTGCCCCAAGCGTTCAGCAAACGCTTGAAACACGGATGCAAGAAAGCTCGCAGTTTTTAACCCAGATTAACGTGGTGCCGGTCACCGAAAAATCTGGTGAAAAGTTAGGCTTAGGTGTCACAGGTACGATTGCTAGTACTACGGATACCACCCAAGGCGATCGTCAAGCTATCGACCCTGCTAACTTAGATGCACATGGCTACGACTGTACCCAAACCAACTTTGATACTGCGTTGCGTTACAGCAAAATCGATATGTGGGCTAAGTTCCCGGACTTTCAGGCGCGCATTCGCGATGCCATTCTGAAACAACAGGCACTCGACCGCATTATGATCGGCTTTAACGGCACTAGCCGTGCGGCCACCTCAAACCGTACTGCAAACCCGCTGCTACAGGATGTGAACAAAGGCTGGCTGCAAAAAATCCGCGAATTTGCTCCAGAGCGCCATATGGCCGAAGTGGTAGACGGTTCAGGCAAGATTGTTATTGGCACCGATTACGCCAACCTCGATGCATTGGTGTTCGACATGGTTAACAACATGATTGACCCATGGCACCAAGACGATACTGAGTTGGTTGTAATTTGTGGTCGTAAGCTGCTGGCTGATAAGTACTTCCCTATTATCAACAAAGATAATGCCCCAACGGAAACCATGGCCGCTGACATGATCATCAGCCAAAAACGCATTGGCGGTTTAGGCGCGGTGCGTGTGCCACATTTCCCTGCTAACGCCTTGCTGGTCACGCGCTTGGATAACTTAAGTCTTTACTGGCAAGAAGGCGGTCGCCGCCGCAGTGTGATCGACAATCCTAAGCGCGATCAAATTGAAAACTACGAATCATCAAACGATGCCTATGTAGTGGAAGATTATGGCTGCACAGCGTTTGCCGAGAACATTGAGATGGGGGCCTAATCATGACATCACCCGCCCATAAGCGCTTTCATAGCGTATTGGCGGCAGCGCGGGGGACAGAGTCCCCCTTAGCGGTTCGCTCCGAAAATACCTACGAACTCATGCTCATGCAGCTCACTGAACATCGCCGCATCTTAAAAACTGTGCAGGCGCTATCACGTAAGCTACAGGCAAAATCGCAATTCTTACCCGAATACGATGCCTATATCGATGGCACTATTGCGGGCGATAGTGGCCTGCAAGATGAAGTGTTCGTCACTGTGCTGTTATGGCATATCGATGTCGGCAATATTGACCGCGCATTAATGTTAGCTGCCTACGCCCTCAAGCATGACTTAGTGATGCCTGACCGCTTCGAGCGCAATTTGGCTTGCACCATTGCCGAAGAAATTGCCGAAACCGCCGCACGTTTGATTGAGACCGACACCCCAGTCAAAAGCGAACAACTTAACGCCACGCTTCAACTGACCGCCGAGTGCGATATGTACGACGAAGCCCGCGCTAAGTTGTTGCGTCAACTTGGGCATGCCTATGAGGCAGAAGGGCGGCTTGACGCTGCGCTCGATGCCTACCAACAGGCGCTGGCATTAAACGATAAAGTGGGCGTGAAAAAGTTTATCGAGAAACTCACTCGAGAGCTAAAGAACGCCGACAAACAAACAACCGAAAGCACCGCGCCGGCAACGGCAGGCAGTGCTGGTTAACCGAGCGACCCTCGCAACCCGTGCGGCGCTGGCCAGTAGTGATAGTTAATACCACTACTTACACCAGCCCACCGCACAACCTAGCCGCAAGCAGGTCTGTATGAGCTTTATCGCACCAGCCACAAGCACCACAGCAAGCACCATTACCAACAGTCCATTTTGGCCAGGCATTGAGCCGGATGCGCTACGTAAAACAATGCGCCTCGATGGCACTGTGACCAATGAACGGCTTGAGCATGCGGTAATCAATGCAGCATTGCAGGTCAATGGTGACCTCAAAAATTGGCGTATTGGAAATCAACTCTTGGGGTTTGGCAGCCTAGTGCAAGTGCCTGCCGAGCAAATCAATGGCCAGAGCATCTATTTGCAATTGTATTTACGGGCGGTGTACTGCCTCTCCAAAGCCAATCTTATTGAGCGTTACAGCGATTTTGATAGCACGGCCAAAGGGTTAAAGGCGGGTGAAGAACTCACCGACAGTATTACCGATCTGCGCCGCGATGCGCGTTTTGCTATCCGCGACATCTTGGGCGAAAGCCATGTCACGGTGGAACTCATTTAATGAGCAGCTATCAGGCAGTGCGCAGTATAGAGGGCGATACCGTCGATAAGATTTGTTATCGCTACCTTGGCGCCACGGGGGAGATCACAGAGCAAGTACTCGATAGCAATCCGCACTTAGCAGCACTTGGGCCCGTTTTACCTAATGGCACCGTGGTGCAATTACCTGTGCAGGCAGTGACACCCACCAAGCCTAATTTTATTCAACTATGGGATTAATGATGAGCGAGCCTATTTCAGCAACTTCAGCAACATCGGCAGTGGCGACTGCCAGCATTCTGACATTAGTCCCAGGAGCCGAACCCGCGGTGATGATTGGCGCTTTTACTGGGGCAGTGTTGTTTATTATCACCAACGATACCTCAGGCAATTTACAGCGGGTGGGGCTATTTGTGGTGTCGTTTTTAGGCGGCGTACTGTGCGCAAATTGGGCAGCGAACGCGCTCAGCGCAGTGCTGCCAGATTCACTGCAGGTCAACATGGGAATGGCCGCGCTTATCTCATCGGCGTGTGTTGTTCGCATGCTGCAATACCTGATGAAACTCACCAACAACCCAGAGAGTTGGCTCAATGCCCTGCGTGGGCTTAGGGGAAAATGATGCTGATCATCAATGCCATTATTTGCAGTTTGATTGTGTTGCGCCTGGCGTTGTTTGTACGAACAGGGCGGCATCGAATCTTTATCAGTATTTGCGCCTATCTCATCACCGTCGCGGCAGGGGCTGAGGGCATCCTCACCCTCTATGGTGTGACCTCTACACCCAGTTATGCGGAGGTGTTTTTAAAAGCCATCCTTTGCATAGCTATCTTTCAGGCGCGGGGCAATGTGGCCAGCTTACTGAAATTGGCGCCAAAGCCAGAAAAGCGCGAACGGCGTCAAACATTAAAACTTCAATGAGGGAACTGACATGAGCCTACGAAAAGGCAGTAATGGCACTGCAGTGCGCGACTTACAGCTAAAGCTTAATGCCGCTGGCGCATCATTAGTTGTCGATGGCTGGTTTGGCGATGCAACCCAAAAGGCTATCGAGCAATTTCAAGATAAACACGACTTACCTCGCACCGGCTACGCAGGGGTAAGAACGCTGGCATTACTCGCCGGCGAAAGCCGCAGCAAGTTTATTCAAACCACCCAGCTTATCGAAGCGGCTAAACGACTTGGCGTCTTGTTTGCCGCCATGGCCAGCGTGGCCGAGGTCGAATCAAACGGCTTTGGCTTTTTCGCCTGCGGCAGGCCAAGCATTTTATTTGAGCGTCATGTCTTTTATCGCGAGCTATTAGAACAAGGTGCCGCAGCGGCAGAACTCGCCGCTAAGTATCCAAATATTTGCAACCCAGCCCGCGGCGGTTATACCGGCGGCAGTGGTGAATATCAACGCTTTGCTATTGCGTACCAGCTTAATCCAGAGGCGGCGATTTGCGCCTGCAGCTGGGGCATGTTTCAGATTATGGGCTTTCATTGGCGAGCCTTGGGCTATCCATCACCGCAGGCATTTAAGCAGGCCATGGACACCTCGGAGGGTGAGCAGCTTAATGCCTTAGTTAAATTTATCGAAGCAGACCCTATTTTGCATAAGGCACTTAAAGCGCGTAAGTGGGCCGAATTTGCCAAGCGCTACAATGGTCAGGCCTATAAAGAAAATGACTACGACATTAAATTAGCGCGGGCATACCAGCAGTTTAATGCCGTTTTACACCCAAACACGCAGGATACTGGCCATGTGGACGTGGCTTAGTCGCGCTGCTCAGCCAATTATGCCTTATATCATGGTCGCCGCACTGGCGACCTTATTGGGCTTAGTGGCGGTTATCCGCTATCAAAGCAATCAGTTATCCACGCTGCAACAGCATCAAGGCGCCTTGGTGTTGTCACTTACGCAGACATCCCAATCCTATTTCGACCTCAAACAACTGGCTGCAGATAACCAACAAGCACAGGCGGAGCTGCGTACCAAACTCGCCGCTGTCAGCAGCACTAGCCAATATCGGAAAAATAAAATCGAGGAGCTAAAACGTGAACTTAGCGATGTTAAAGCGTGGGCTGATGCTCAGTTGCCTGATGCTATTCGCCGGCTGCACCAGCGCCCCGCCATTAGTGGCAGTGCAGAGTACCGTCGTTGGTTGTCCACTCGTGATCCCGTGCCAGTTACCCGCGAGCAACCCCATCAGCAATCAGGGGATCAGTAGTGAGCTCGATACCTGTGAAGCCGCATGGCATGAGTGCGCCGCACAAATCGATATGATTATCGACTGCCAAAATAAACAGAAAGCTAAAGCCAACGCCTTGCAGACAGAAGGTCAACGCCATGAATAAGCCAGCGCAACTGCGCGAGTTGCTATCCAAACAAGTGCCGCATTTGCAGCGTAACCCCGACTGCTTGCACGTATTCATTGAGAACGGCAACATCATCGCCACCGGTGCGGGGCAAAACCTCAGCTTTGAATATCAATTTAACTGCGTCTTAGTGGTGACCGACTATGCCGCCCATGCAGATACGCTGATTGTGCCGATTTTAGGCTGGCTGGCCACGCAGCAGCCGGAGCTGTTATTTAACCCAGATAAACGCGAGTCAGGCTTTAAATTCAAGGCTGAAATCATTAATCACTCCACGGCTGATATTGAGATAGTGCTAGCCCTTACGGAGCGAGTTAAGGTCGTAGCGGGTGAAGGGATGCAGCTTGAAGTGACTCACTTACCTGAGCCGGTATTCAATGATGAAGCGATCGATTGGACGCTTTACACCAATGGAATTGAAGTGCCATGGCCACCGACGATTTAACCCGTCTAAATGAACTGTTTGACGGACTCATACAGCAGTTATCCCCTGCAGCACGCAAGCAACTCAGTCGCGATATTGCAAGGCGACTACGCGCCACTCAAGCACAGCGGATAAAGCAAAATATCGCGCCAGATGGCTCGGCATTTGAGGCGCGAAAACCTCAGCCAGCATGGGCAAAACGTATCGGAGCTATTAAACGAAAACTGATGTTCCAGAAGATCATCAGGCAAAAATACCTAAAGCCTGAATATTCATCCCAAGCGGCCAGCGTGGGCTTTACTGGGTTTATTTCCCGCGTAGCAACCGAGCATCAATACGGACTAAGGGGCAGGATCAACGAGCGGATATCGGTTCAATATCCGCAGCGTGAACTGTTGGGGTTTACCCGTGATGATCAGGACATGATAGAAGAAGCCATTGTTAGGCATTTAGCGCTTATGCACTGAACCCTACCACCAACTAATTTCTCGAACATTATCGGGACAAAAGTGAGTTGGAACATCAGCTAAAAGAGAATGGCTTCAAAAAAATATAATATATTTAATAGCTTGCACATTTTAGCTTTTCCAGCACTCAATATACCAGACATATGTTCCATTTTCGGGATTAGGAATCTTGAACTATGGTTATTCCATTAAGTGAAAGAACGCCGCTATTCACGAATAGACGACAAAGATCTGTTGGCAAAATAGCACCGCCATCTAAGCCTCCATTGTTCATACCTAAACCTGCATTAACATAGGCAAGCAACGTTGATTGATCGAATTGCCGATATGTACCTATTGTCGCTATGGCAAATTTAGCTAACCCATTAATTTCAAAAGCAGGCACTCGCTCAACGGCATGGAGCATATGTCGCAATTCGTTGTAAGTGATGATTTCTTGTGCGTAAGCCGAAAAACACTTTGCTGCTAGTTCTGGCTTAACTTCACTTTCCATTCGGTCAATAATTTCAATCAAAGTTGTGCCAGTTTTTCCCGCAAATTTATCGTCTTCGTTTAGTTTCTGAATCATTATCATCCTTTCGTATTGAGGGATTTCTGAGAGTTGGTTGAGAAACTTAATTAATTTAGTAGCGAAAATTTGATTTTTTACTGTCCCATAACTACTACATATTCCAACAACAGTACTAACTAATGGTATGTCTTTTAAAGCTCCAGAATCCAATGCTGCATCTATACCGATTTCTAAGTATTCTTTCCCTAAGCTTACGATTGAGTCAGACTTTACAAGGTCAACAACTTGTTGACCTCGGGAAGTTTCTTTTTTTAACAATACTAATCTCCTAATTCGTGTAAGTTTTATTACCTAACGCCCAACATAAGAAGCAAAACGTAGAGGCGATTAATTTAAACTTTGCGAAGCACCAAATCTATATCGCCGTGAAGTTTTGTTGTCCAAGCGAGTCTATGCAAAAACGCTGAGCTTAGCCATTTTTTGGGGGGAGCGCTTGTTGCTAATTTGTTATTGGTTTATTCAAACTTTTTAATTGTATCAGCTAAATCTTGTGAAATTAGCTCAGGAAAGTCATTCATTACGGTAATGATGATATCTTTCTTTAATGTTGCGTCACTAGCATTATTTTCTCGCACCTTATTTAATTTTTTCCAAGTTGCTTTATACATTTCTTCAAGTTCATGACCTTGTGTAGTATAAAAATCTCTACGAATATTCAGGCTCCATCCTCCAACAAGGATGCTGTTCACTTTTACTTCATCGGTTTTCCAGCTAATTTTACTTTCCACTGTGTCAGTTAGGGTTTGAAGATGTACGTTTGAGCTTGCGATTAGTTGTGACGCTTCAAAATAAGAAGAACACCCTTTTAACCCTAGTTCTTCAGGAGAAGCAAATTTCTTATGTATCAAGTATAAGCCTATAAAATGGGGTTCAAAAATATAGTTTTCTATCGCATAACGCTTCCCTCCTCCTAGAATAATGATCTGATCTTCAGGAGTATTTTTAAGATCCCAATCAATCAAGCCATAAACTTGACGATTTCCCAAGTTTCTTAGTTTTCGAGTAATTTCAATTACAGCTTCGCAGTTTGAACCATTTAGAGTATGAGGAGGCAAAAATTGTGGCACAGTCGTAAATTCAACTTTTCTCGATATTATATCGAATAGTGACTCATAAAACGTCACATCATTACTATGCTCCACGAATACTTGCCGTCTTGACTCAGTTGAAACACGGAAGTTAGGTATCCCATAAGTAAGAATTTTCATGGAATCTTCCAAATTGCATTGTTGTGGCCTTTTATCATTAAGTGTTATTTTATAAAGAGCATTGGCAGGAGTATATGCAACAGTTGCTGGAGAGTGTGTTGACAGAAGGACCGGTATGCCATGCTTTTTGACAATTTCCTCCTCAATTATTTCTAGCATTATCTTTGACATTGAAGGATGCAGTGGAGCATCAGGCTCATCTAATATTAATAGTTCCGCACGTTCACCTTTCCCATTCGAGTTATAAATAGCTAACGCTAAAGACATTAAAGTCTTTTCTCCGGTAGACAGGTCATTTGTGTTTATCTCAACACAAGATTTATTATGTATAAGTTTGAAGTTAAAAGTTGAGTCTCTTTTTGTTCCCATTGGGTTGTTAACTTTATATGGGAGTTTTAACTTCTCTAAAATTGAATTAACTAACACCCAAGGAGGCTCCCCATATTCCCGTTCGAATTCTTCAGGTGATAAATATGGTCCTGCGTCAGGGATTTTAGAATCCTGATAGACTTTATTTAGCAAATTGTCTACATGTCTTATATGATATGCTTTAAAAATTAGAGCTAATTGGGTATTGAGGATATTGTTCTCTGAAACATCCATCATGCTGGTTTTTTCAGCAACAATATCTTCTGTCAGTTTTGATGGCATAATACCGGTCTGGCTGAATATCGAAAGCAAAGAGGCTTTATGTCTAGAGTTTGACATAAGTCTATAAACTGGGTCTTTTTCGATTGTTTCGGCCTCTATAGAGCGGTCATAATTCGCATTACATCTTTGTTGTGCTTCGTATATATCTTGCCAGAGATACTTAATTAGTTGTAAAACTTGTCCAGATTCACATTGCTGTTCGATTGTTGGATTTAACCCTCCGAAAGGAATGTATCTGATAGATTTTAGTACTTTCCCTTCAACAATGACTTCATTTGCTCTGCTATTGTTAATAGCCTCAAATAGGTGCGTTTTACCGCTGCCATTCTCACCAGTTAATACAGTAAAAAATGGAAGTTCGAATTCCATCATTGACGAAATTGATTTATGAGGTTGCTTGATTTTTACTTGCATATTCATCCTGACTGAATTTGTAAAAGGCTTGTTGTAACTTCATCACAGCATGCTTAGAGGCACGAATACGGCTGCTATTAACGGTTTGAAGTGAGGCAGTCCATATGTTTGCGACTCAGAGAGCAAGAAACAGATTTTTATAATGTACCTATTTAGTGAAAAACATCAAGACATCTAAAGACTTAGATATATGACCTTTAGCTACTTCTTCTAGAAGTGAAGTCCAGCCTAGTGTGCCACCAACATCTGAGCTTTCTGAGTAATTGTTTGCTGTACTGGTATACGAACACCCAGTTACAGAAAACAAAAAGATAAATACCAATCCATATTTGAATTTGATGAATTTTCCTTAAGGAAGATAATGTCTCCAACAGAGTCTTAACCTATGTTTTGACTAAATAATGTATATGTTTTAACTAATTATGCTTAGTTCAGCTTCGATCATCACTCTTAGTTTTGGAGCAATTTTTTTAGGTGGTATCTTACAAAGCTCTTCTCTTGTGATTTGAGCATGCTGATGAATTGCCCATAACACATAACGCTTTTTATAGCAGCCATGTTTACGTCGGATATGGTCTGTTGCGACTTTCCAAAGTTCAGCGAATGTCAGGCTACTTTGACGAGAGCTTGGCTCATGCCAGTTATATCTTGCACGGTAACTCTCGAAAAAATGTAAAAACTTTCTTTCTAAATTAGCATTGTTATAGGCAAGTAGTAGACGAAACTGTTTGTTTCCTCTTGAGTTTGCGGCCCTAACTCTTGCTTGAAGTTCTGCGTTTGTTTTACCAATTTTCATATAACGCATATCTTCACTTATAAGAAAGTAAACCCATCCATGACGATCTTGATAGAAGTCATTCAAATCATAAATAATTCGTGATTTCATAAAGGTTCCATGTCAAATAAAATCAGATCCATTCGATACCACCTAAATTGATACATCTAAAATATTGTTGCAACTAAAAAATCAGAAAAGCTATATCTTACCTCTTGCGCTATAACTTCCCACATACCACCCAAACCGCTAGCGGCTAGCCAGACAACTGGCAACCATAGCCGCATGAACACGACCGCCGCGATTGCCGAACTTACACGCCGTATCGATAACCTTTTACGTATTGGCACCGTTGCCGAAGTAAAGGGAAATTTGTGCCGCGTAAAAACCGGTGAGTTACTTACCCAGTTTCGCCCCTTTTTTACCCGTCGTGCCGGCACAGCCAAAACCAGTTGGCGCCCAACAGTAGGCGAGCAAGTCATGCTGCTATCGCTTAGCGGCGACCTTACCAACGCCTACATTCTTCCTGCGCTTTATAGCGATGAAAACCCAGAGCCAGACGATAACAACAATCGTGAACGCACCGTTTATCCAGATGGTGCGGTAATTGAGTACGACCCAGATATTAGCGAGCTTAAGGTGACGGGTATCAAAACCGCCAACGTACAAGCGAGCGTTAGGGTGACTATCGATTGCCCAAATTCGGAGTTTACGGGCAATGTGCTGGTTAAGAAAAAGCTCACCGTAGAACTAGGCGCTAAGGTCACAGGCGCAATTGACCATAACGGCAAAATGACAAACGCCGGTGGTGTCACTATCGACGGAATTAATTTTGGCACTCATAAACATGGCGGTGTCGATACGGGCCCTGGCGTTTCAGGTGGCCCACAATGAGCGCCAATGAAAAATGGCTAGGAATGAATTGCTTTACCGGCCAAAGCATTAGCGAGTCACAGCATATCAGCCAAAGTATCCAGGATATTTTAACCACGCCATTGGGTTCGCGTGTGATGCGCCGCGACTACGGCAGCGCCATTTTTGAACTAATCGACCAACCCCAAAGCGCAGCGGTAAAGCTGCAGCTTATGGCGGCGGCAGTTATCGCACTAACCCGTTGGGAGCCGCGTATTCGCATTACTGAGATTGAAATTATCAGTGGCGACATCAACGGCAAGGTGCAATTCAACTTAGTGACCGACCGCATTGACACTCAACGCGCCCAATCATTCGAGGTCATCTATGGCTGAGTTAATCGACTTATCTAAAGTCCCTGTGCCTGACATTATCCAGCCGCTGAGCTTTGAGCAGCGCTATGCCAAGCTTAAACAGTTACTGATTGATATCGACCCCAGCTATGAAGCTGTGGTGGCGTTAGAGTCTGACCCTATTACCAAATTACTGCAGGTATTTGCCTACCGTGAAATGCACTTGGTTGCGCAAATTAATGATGCCACTCGCGGTAATATTTTAGCCTCATCAACGGGCAATGACCTGATTGCACTCGGCTCGCGTTACAACCTCGCGCCATTAGTTATTCAAGCAGGGGATCCAACTGCAGTACCGCCCATCCCCGAAATTTTAGAAGATGAACAATCCTTTAAACGCCGAGTGCAAATGGCGTTTGATGGCTTAAATACGGCGGGCAGTATCGACGGTTATATCTTTTTTGCGTTGGGCGCCGATGGTCGCGTGGCTGATGCCAAAGCCGTGAGTCCAGCTCCCTGTGAAATGGTAGTCACCATTCTGTCAATCGAGGGTGATGGCACAGTCAGCAATGAGCTACTTATCAAGGTGCGTGACGTCTTTGGTATCAGTGCCGATGGTTTATCCCAGTCCAATACACCGTCAAAAGTACGGCCGCAGGGCGATAGAGTCACCATTCAATCGGCAGAAATCATTAGCTATAACGTAGAGGCTCAATTGCAGATACTGCCGGGGCCTGATCCTCAAGTGGTGTTAGCCGCTGCTAATCAAGCGTTAGCGCTCTACCAAACAGAACAGCGCGGTTTAGGGGCTGATATTACCCGTTCTGGAATATATAAAGCGTTGCACCAAAGTGGCGTCAACAACGTCAATCTGATTAGCCCATCCGCGGATATCACAGTACTTGAGCATCAAGCGGCCTATTGCACCAGCGTTAATGTATCGATTGGGGGTCTAGGTGAATAATTCGGTCCCATCATTACTGCCACCTAATGCTTCTCAGCTTGAGCGCGATATTGAACAAGTGATCGCAAGCTCGCTGGATTTGCCCTTGTCAATTGCTGACCTGTGGGACCCGTTTCGCTGCCCATTAGCGCTATTACCTTGGTTAGCCTGGGCGAACTCCGTTGACCAATGGGATAACAACTGGTCCGAAAGCGTGAAACGCCAGGTGGTAAACGATGCGTTTGATATTCATCGTTTCAAAGGCACACCTTATGCAGTGCAGCGGGCACTTAACAGCCTCGGCATTAACACCAAGATCCTTGAGTGGTGGGAACAGGGCGGTAGTCAACAACCTGGAACAGTGCAAATCGATGCCTTAGTGTCAGATGCTGGCATTGATTTAAATACTCTGTTGATGATCAGTTCGGCCATTGCAAATTCAAAGCGCGGCGTTATCCACCACGCTATTCGAACCGTGGCCAGTTCAAACGGGGCCAGCACAATATCTTGCGCATCGATGAGCGCCAGTATTGCCACCATCAGCTATTACACACTCAGCGAGTTAACATCCAATGGTTGTGCGTATGTGAGTGCTGGTAATTTAATCGCCAATATCATCACAGTGGAGAACGCACAGTGAGCCAGTATTACACAATCTTAACCAACATAGGTGCAGCCGCACTGGCAAACGCCACTGCGCTTGGCCAACCCATTAGCATCACCCAATTTGCGGTAGGCGATGGCGGTGGTGCAGAGTACAACCCAGATATTACGTTCCTCAAAGCGAGTGAAACACTGGTCAATGAGCTGTATCGAGGGGCAGTAAACCAGCTAATTGTTAATCCAGACAATCCCGCATCTTATTACATTGAAGGTGTGGTACCGGTAGAAGTAGGTGGTTTTACGGCTCGCGAAGTGGGCTGGTTTTTAAGTGACGGCCGCTTATTTGCCGTTACTAAGCTACCACCAAGTTATAAGACGGTGCCTGCCGATGGTGCCGCCACCGAGCTGCCCATCCGCACCTATTTAGCCATTGGTGCTGATGCCAATGTCACGTTAAAAATTGACCCAACCGTGGTGTTGGCTACCCATAATTACGTTATCGAGTACTGCAAGAAATTGCCATATATGCCTGTTGCCGCACTCGATGGTGGTACCCCGAACCAGCTATTAGTAAAAACAGCAAATGGCTACCAATGGCGTAATCCTGCGACAGACGCCGAGGCACAGTTGCAGCCATGGGGTTGTTATCTACTTCGAGATAACAATGAGTATCTGTTGCCACCGTCTGCGCAACTCACGGCTGGCGTGCAAGTCATGCTCAGTAAGTTACATGCGGCGACCCCGATATTAACCGCGGATTGCAACATCATTTGTAATGAACAAACCGCAACCCAAGCGCTTTACAACATCAACTGTGCCATAACTGCCACATTCAACGGTGAAGAATGGGAGATTTAAATGATTAACATGAAAAATGCGCTGCTTGGCGGTGGGATTAAATCGATTCAGCGAGGCTATACATCAACAACAGGCAATATTGAAATCGCTCCCGTTGTACCAGAAAAAACCATGGTGAATTCGGGATTTAGATTTACTTCAGGGGCAACCGGTTCAGTGGCGTCAGGTGCCGCATATTTGGCGGATGCATCGCACGTCACCGTTGTTACTGGTGGCAATGGTGGCGGTGCAACTGCCACGGTTTATTGGGAAGTCATTGAATTTATTTAAGGAGGCTTTATGTATCGTTATGCGCACATTAAAGATGGCAAGGTGATTGGTATTTATCAGCTCAGTGGAGAAGTCAATCGAAGCGATTATATTCGCATTAGTCCCGACTTACCTGTAAATGATGGTGATGAGTACGACAGTACATCATCCTCATTTACACCGCCCACAACCGCGACCGAATAAAGTGAGTTTTTAGGTCAATACGCGACTCTTACCACTCAAACCGCTAGCACCGCTCCGGTGTGCTCTGCAAGCTAGCCCTGCTTAGTTTTGCAAAACCCACAGCACCGGAGTTTATTATGGATTATCACCATGGGGTTCGCGTCATTGAAGTCAATGATGGCACCCGCACCATTCGTACAGTATCAACTTCCGTCATCGGCACTGTCTGCACCGCCAGCGATGCCGATGCAACACTGTTCCCGCTAAACACCCCAGTATTGCTCACCAATGTGATGCAAGCGATTGGTAAAGCGGGCACCCAAGGCACGTTAAAGACCACGCTTAAAGCCATTGCTGATCAAGTCAATACGCTCACCGTTGTGGTGCGTGTTGAGCAGGGCGCCGATGAAACCACTACAACGGCCAACATCATCGGTACGGTAACCCCGCAAGGGCAATACACCGGCCTGAAGGCGCTGCTGGCTGCACAGTCTTTATTGGGCGTTAAGCCGCGCATTATTGGAGTGCCAGGATTAGACTCCTTACCCGTTGCCACCGAACTGGCGGCTATCGCTAAAAAGCTGCGTGCCTTTACCTATGTCAGCGCCTATGGCTGCGCCACCAAAGAAGAAGCCGTTGCCTATCGCGAAAACTTTGGCGATCGTGAAGTCATGGTCATTTGGCCTGAATTTGTGGCCTTTGATACCGTTGCGGCCGCAAATGTCAACGCGGCAGCGACCGCTCGCGCCCTTGGCCTGCGCGCCCGTATCGATAAAGAAGTCGGCTGGCACAAAACCCTGTCCAACGTCACCGTTAGCGGTGTTACCGGTTTAAGCAAACCCGTGTACTGGGATTTACAGGATCCATCAACCGATGCCGGCTACCTCAACAGTAACGAGATTACCACCCTGATTAATCAATCAGGTTTCCGCTTTTGGGGCTCGCGTACCTGTTCGGAAGATCCATTATTCCAGTTTGAAAACTACACCCGCACCGCGCAAGTGCTAGCGGACACCATTGCCGATGCGCATATGTGGGCAGTGGATAAACCGCTAACCCCAACGCTAGTTAAGGACATCATCGAAGGCATTAACGCCAAGTTCCGCGAGCTAAAAGGCCTTGGCTATATCGTCGATGGCCAAGCATGGTACAGCGAAGACGTTAACGACGTTAGCACCATCAAGGCGGGCAAGTTGTATATCGATTACGACTACACCCCAGTGCCACCGCTGGAAGACTTAACCTTCCGTCAAAAAATCACCGACCGCTATTTGGTCGACTTCGCGGCCGCAGTAGCAGCGGCCTAAGGATAACCCATGGCGTTACCAAGAAAACTCAAGCACCTCAACCTATTCGGTGACGGTGAAAACTGGATCGGTGTGGCGGAAGAGTTTACCCCAGCCAAACTCAGCCGCAAGTTTGAAAAATACCGTGGCGGCGGCATGCCAGGTGCAGCAGATATCGATATGGGGCTAGACGATGACGCTTTAGGCGTTGAGTTCACCCTTGGCGGTTACGAGGCCAAGTTAGTTAAGCAAATGTCGGCCAGCAAAATCGATGGTGTGATGTTGCGCTTTGCCGGTTCATTCCAGCGCGATGATACAGGCGAAATTGAGTCGGTCGAAATCGTTTGCCGTGGCCGTTACAAAGAGCTCGACCGTGGCACGTACAAAACGGGCGACAACAGCCAGACCAAAGCCACCATGACCTGTACTTACTACAAAGAAACCGCAGGCGGCGAAGTGCTGGTCGAAGTCGATACCGTTAACGGCATTGAGCTAATCAACGGCGTCGACATGATGGCCGAGCACCGTAAAGCCATCGGCTTATAACTCGGGCTTAACGCGTTAATACCAACCTAAGCCCGCAATACATAGCCGTATGCGGGCATTTTTTAAAATTAGGCGGCGCTGGGCATCCTGCCCTCTAGCCGCTACAGGTCATCCTGACCATAACAGAGGGTCTAACTATGTCAGTCACTATCACTCATAAAAAAGTCACACTCGATCAAGCTATCAGCCGCGGTAAAGAGTCCGTTACCGAAGTCACCTTACGCAAGCCTAAAGCCGGCGAACTGCGCGGCTTATCGCTATCAGATTTGCTCAACCTTGATGTTAACGCCATTTCAACTGTGCTCCCGCGCATCAGTTCGCCAATGATCACTAAAGATGAAGTACTCAATATGGACCCTGCCGACTTAGTTCAAATTGGCGGAGAGATTAGTAATTTTTTGGTACCGAAGAAGCTGCAGCTGGACAGTCAGAGCGAGAGCGATGTTCAGGCCTCCCTGAGTGCATAGATGATGTGATGGCGGATATCGCCATCATTTTCCATTGGCCGCTATCTGAGATGGCGGCAATGGATATTGAAGAGCTAATGGGCTGGCACGATAAGGCGCTGGATAGATGGGAAAAAATTAAATCGGGTACAGCATGAATAAACTGCAAATCAGTGTGTTATTAGCAACGGTTGATAAAATTACTGGCCCGCTCAAGAAAATGCGCCAAGCTGGCGGCATTACCGCAACCCAACTTAAGGAAACGCAAGAACGGGTTAAACAGCTTAATAAGCAATCGGCTCAAATCGATGGCTACCGTAAGATTAGCCGCAGCCTTGGCATTACTTCAAATGAACTCGCTAAAGCGCAAAAAGAAGCGCAGCGGCTAGCATTGGAAATGAAGAATAGCCAAGCGCCGGCTAAAGCCTTGGTGAGGGAGTATGAACAAGCGCAAGCGGCCGTTGTTAGGCTAAAAACGCAGCAAAAGAACTTAACGATTAGCCAGCACCGGCAACGTGAAGCGCTTCGTGCTTCTGGTATCGATACTCGCAACCTTTCCAAGCATCAACGCACGCTAGCCAATGATCTTTCTCAAGCGAACAAACACCTCGAACAACAAAAGCGCCGTTTACAACAGGTTTCAGAGCAACAGAAAAAACTCAATGCGGCTCAAGCTAGCTACCAAAAGAGCAAGGCATTACAGGGTGATCTTGCGAGCAAAGGTGCTGGCATGGTGGCCACGGGTGCAGCGGTTGGTGCCGTTTCAGCAGTCCCTATCATTGAGTTTTCAAAAGCTGAAACCGCCGCAATGGGGCTTAAAGTCTCGATGATGGGGGCGGGTGGTGTTGTGCGTAAAGAGTTTGCTGAGATTAATGCATTAGCAACTCAGCTCGGTAACAAACTCCCAGGCACTACTGCCGACTTTCAGGACATGATGACAACCCTTATTCAGCAAGGTATGTCATCAAAAGCGATTTTAGGCGGGCTAGGCGAAGCGACCGCTTTTTTAGGCGTTCAAATGAAGCTGCCATTTAATGAGGCGGCAGAATTTGCAGCTAAATTGCAAGACGCCACAGGCACAGCCGAAAAAGACATGATGAACCTAATGGACGTTATCCAACGTTCATATTATCTCGGTGTTGATAAAACCAATATGCTGCAAGGCTTTAGTAAGCTGAGCTCTGCATTACCCGTGCTTCGAAAACAAGGGCTTGAAGCTGCTCAACTGTTAAGCCCGCTGATTGTTATGGCAGACCAAGCGGGGATGGCGGGAGAAGCTTCAGGTAACGCTTACCGTAAAGCATTTCAGCTTTCTATGGATACGGGCAAAGTTGGTAAAGCTAACAACATACTGGCAGGCATGGGGATTAAGCTCGATTTTACTGACGGTAAAGGTGAATTTGCCGGATTAGAAAACATGTTTAGCCAGCTACAGAAGCTCGGAGGACTAAATACTGAGACCCGTCTATCTGTACTCAAGCAGATCTATGGTGACGATGCCGAAACCTTGCAAGTGATGAACATAATGATCACCAAAGGTATTGCCGGCTACCGAGAAACAGCAGCAAAGATGGAGGCGCAAGCATCGCTGCAACTCAGGGTTAATGAGCAGTTAAATACCCTGACAAACCTATGGGATGCCGCCACGGGAACCTTTACCAATGCGCTTGTTAACGTTGGCGAGGCCGTGGCACCAGAGCTTAAGGAGTTGGTTAAATGGCTCGGAGAGATGGCAGAAGGCTTAGGTGTATGGATAAAGGTTAACCCTCAATTAACAGCCACACTTTTTAAAGCCACTATGGCCGTGGGGGCGCTAGCCGTTGCCGGTGGAACACTGACCCTCATGCTCGCAGGTATTTTAGGCCCACTGGCGATGCTTAAGTACAGCACATCGATCCTTGGTATTAAGTCATTGCCGCTAATGGGGGGCGCACTCACTAAACTGGGCGGAGCATTCAAGTGGGTGCTCGGTGGATTAAGGGCACTATCATTAGGGCTTTTAACCACGCCAATCGGTTGGCTGATCTTAGGTATTACCGCGTTAGTCGCTGCTGGATATTTGCTGGTCACCCATTGGGATACTGTGAAAGCATGGATGGCTGGATTTTGGCAATCTATCACCTCGCTGACTGGCGAAGGGATTGCAGCTGTTAATAGCTATTTCAATGACTTACCTGAGCCCATTAAAGCCGTGCTTTCTAGCATTTGGGAAACCATGAAAACCGTTTTCTCATGGTCGCCAATCGGGCTAATCGTGAACAACTTTGACGATGTTATCTCGTTCTTCACCGGACTGCCTGCCAAGTTTAGCAGCCTCGGCGAAATGACGATGGACGGGCTAGTTAAAGGGATCACCGGCAAGCTAACCGAGGTAAAAGAAACTATCACCAATGCTGCAAGCAGTGCCATTGGTTGGTTCAAAGACGTTCTGGGTATTGCTTCACCCAGTAAAGTGTTTGCGGTAATGGGTGACCAAACTATGCAGGGCTTAAGCGTGGGCCTTAATCGCAGCCAGCAAGATCCACTAAATGAGGTAAACAAACTGAGTAAGCAAATGGCTGGAACGGCATTTGTGTTGGGCATTTCTGCGCTTCCTGCCGCAGCCATGTCAAATGACGTTGCTAACCTACCATCGCCAGCGCCAATCGTTCAGCACCGTGAGATCGTCGAGCAGCTGTCGCCGGCTAAACTGAGCCAGCCAGAGGATATTGTGCGCCAGGTGCGCGAGCAATATCTGGGCACATCATTGCAAGCAATCCCAGACCAAACCCGTACTATCAGAGATGAATACCAAGGCGCAGAGTATTTACCAAACAGCTCGGTACCGGATGCAATCCGCTTGGTAAAAGAAGGCGAGTTACCAGCCAGAAAACCCAAGAGCGACAGCTTATCACCAGATGATAACAGCCCAACGCATAGCGCAGCGCAAGACAGGTTAAGCACCTTTGCACAGCGCCAAGCGCCGCAGCCTCAAACCGTTCATATTGATGCCGGTATTCATGCACCAATTACGGTTTATGCCACTGCTGGTATGGATGCGCAGGATGTCGCGCGGTTAATCGCCATCGAACTAGAAAAGCGTGAGCGAGCCCAGCAAGCACGTATACGCAGCAGCCTAAAGGACCTTAACTAACTATGATGATGACTCTTGGCTTTTTTGTATTTAGCCGGCTAACGGTGCCATACCAAACATCGCAGCATGACATGGTATGGCGCCACCCAACCAACAGCCGCGTGGGGGCGAGGCCATCAGCGCAGTTCTTAGGGGTGGGGGACGAAACCCTAACGCTATCTGGCGTGTTAATGCCTGAAATAACGGGCGGAGAGTTGAGCCTCGATATGCTGCGTAAAATGGCCGACACCGGCAAAGCCTACCCATTGATTGAAGGGCGCGGAACTGTGACAGGCTTTTTTGTGATCGAGAAAATCAGCAAAGGCCGCAGCGAGTTTTTTAGTGACGGCGCCGCACGGCGAATCGAGTTCACCATTGAACTAAAGCGGGTGGGTGAAAAAAACACGAGCCTTATCGCCAACGAGAACCTAGCAGGCATGGGCATCAGTAAACTGATTAGGGGGATCTTGTGAGCCTACTTGAGCAGTTTAACCCGCTGGCCAGTGGCGACCAGCCAACGCCAGATTTTCAAATTCTGGTCAATGGCAAAGACATCAGCCCCAAAGTGAAAACGCGGCTCATGTCGCTGCGCCTAACTGATAATCGCGGCTTTGAAGCGGATACTGTTGAAGTGCAGCTTGATGACGCAGATGGCGAACTGGCGATGCCGCCCAAGGGCGCTAGCATGCAAGTGCGTATTGGTTGGAAGGGCAGCGCGCTGGTTGATAAAGGCACATACACCATTGACGAACTTGAGCACAGTGGTCCACCGGACAGCCTAACCATTCGCGGTAAATCAGCTGATATGCGCGGCACATTGCAGCAAAGCCGCGAGCAAAGTTTTCATCAACAAAGTGTAAGCAGCATTATCGATGCGATTGCAGCCCGGCATCAGCTTAAAGCCAAAATTAGCGACAAGCTCAAAGCCGAAGTTATCGAACACATCGACCAAGCCAACGAGTCAGATGCCAACTTTCTAACACGCCTAGCTGAACAATTTGACGCTATTGCCACGGTAAAAAATGGCAACCTGTTATTTTTACAAGCGGGTTTAGCCCACAACGCCAGCGGTGTCGCGCTCGACCGTGTCGACATTACCCGCCAGTCGGGCGATAGCCACCACTTTGGCGTAGCCGATCGCGATGCCTACTCAGGAGTCGTCGCCTACTGGCAAAACGATAAAACCGCTAAGCGCCAGACTGTTAAAGCGAAAAAGCCAAAAGAAGCAAACCCAGACGATGTAAAGGTCATCGTGGGTGAAAAAGAGATCATGGTTGGCAGTAACGACAACGTAAAAACTCTGCGCCATATCTATGCCAACAAGCAGAACGCAGAGCGCGCAGCCCGTGCCATGTGGGATAAACTGCAACGCGGTGTGGCCACTTTCAGCATCACCTTAGCCATGGGCAGGCCAGAGCTATTCCCTGAGCAACCTGTTAGTGTCAGCGGTTTCAAACCACCCATTGATAACAGCGCCTGGATACTCACCCGCGTCGAACACAATATCAACGACATGGGCTATACCACAGGAATAGAGCTAGAAGTTAAAAACAGCGAAGTCGTTGAGATTGAATCCATTTAAACTGAAAAAAGCGCACATTATTTGTGCGCTCTATAGGATATGAATTAGTATAAAAAATGCGTACTTAAGTAGATTTTGAATGAGAATCCGAAGCGATCTTTGCTTGTATTTTCTTTAACTTAGCCACTTCAGAAAAAGTAACATCTGGCCTAAAGTTACAGCGCTTTAATGTTGGTTTGTGGATGATAACTTCAGCACCTTTCCTTTTTGTTTGTGCAGTATAAGTCAATCCAAAGGAGTCGGGCTCAAATTCAGAATAAATAGCATTAATTTCCGGAGTGTCATCATATGTAACAATCCAAGGTTTCTCTATGTTTTTAATGCTTTTGTATAAACGGTAATGGTCATCATGTTCAAAAAAATTCTGATAAAGTCCTTTACCTTTTACGTAATAGGGTGGGTCAATATTTACTAAACATTTGTGTTCAATGTTGGGGATGTATTCATCAATAAATTGTACAGCATCAACAGCAGTCAAAACGATATCATTTCTTTTTGCAGCTATAGTTTTGATTTTACTGATTATTTCTGACTTATTGAACCGGCAGTCTAACTTAAAATTTCCATCTTGGTTTAGACCACCAATCACTCCTGCTTTAATAATTCCTGAACGATTAGTTCTATTTAAAAATAGTGTGGAAAACCCTAATGCCAAGGTGCTAGCGCTGTCACTACTCTGAATAGCCTTCTGTCTACGCCATTCATCAATTGTTATGTCTGTGTTTTCAATTAGTTGACAAAGTTCATCTGTTTTGTGTAAGACACTATACCAAAAAGCATGTATCGAAGGGTTTAAATCATTAATAAACACTTTTTTTACATGCCCTTCTAAAAGTAGAAACCAAGCAATAGCGCAACCACCTGCGAATGGTTCTACATAAGCTCCGCCTTCAAGACCATTTAACTTTAAGGTTTCAAGTACATAAGCCGTTAATTTCGACTTTCCACCAGGGTATCTTAATGGGGAATAAAACATTATTTTTCCTTGAACTCAATGAGTTCACTAAACAAAGGTGTTAGGATATCCCAAAAACCATTGATAAAACGCCTGCTGGTTTTGTGGGTTTCCATTCCATGAATATAAGAGTTCAACGTATCTAAGCTATGCTCATTGGTGTGATTTAAAAGCTTACTTATAACTTTTTTAGCACCCTGCCCAAGTGGGGAAGTCTTATCGTTCAAGTATGATAGTTTACGTTGAAGTGTTAACCGATTATACCCATCTTTATCTAGAGTGGACATCTTCGACTGCAAATCATTCTGAAATGTATATTCATCAACTGATAACTCAAGAAAAACTCGTAATGATGCTGCAGTCACATTTTTGTATCGATCAATAGGAAGAATTTTAAACTCCCTAAAAATAGCTTTTAACTTTGCGCTAGAAACAGTTATCGAACAAAAAGCATGTACAAGTTGATTTCTATCTGGATTATAACGATGCCCATCCGGTTTATTAGGTGCTTCTGATGTATCTTCAGGGGTAGCTGTAGAAGTTTCTGAGGATGAGGTTTCAGATGACGTGGACGTTGAACTTGAGGAGTCAGGGGTTGATTCGTCGGTAGTCGTAATACCTTCGTCCGTAAATGTTACTTCAGGCAAAACTGCCAAAATCTTTTGATTTTGCTCCGGAATTGAACGAGTGTTGATGGCAAATCCTAAGCCACATTCCTTACCTAGATACATTAGCTTTAAAAATTGGGCATAAGCGTTGTAAAAACTTTTTATATTCGAGGTGATGTTAACTACCATCCCATCAAACTCGATACCCCATTTTTCTCTAATTTCTTTTGAACCAAACCATCGTTCAAGTACAGTCATATTCATGCGATAGCTTTTGACCCAAGCAGCTTCATCTTCGGTCATTTGTGACAAAATTTCAGGTCTTGTTGCGATATTTCTTACTTCAACATAACGTAAAGCTTGAATTACTTCAGAGCGATCAAAGCCAGTTTCTGCAATCAAGAGATCTATGTTTTGGTCTACTTCATCATACAACTGTAGGATGAAGTTCTGTTGTTGTAGGCGTTGCCATGTTCTTTGTGTTGAACTGGTCGAATGTCGCTGAAGCACGTACCATCTTGAGTCTTTAAAAGAGGGAGCACAGCACACATAGATTTTTTCGATATCGTTTCGATCAATCATTGCTGCTTGCTTAGACACTATTGCACGAATGGCTTTAGGTGATTTCTCTGGATTTCTCAATAGTTTAAGAGCTAGTACTCTCCGATTTCCTTCAGCAACAATGTACTGTCCATTTTCATGTTGCCAAACAACAACAGGATCTATGGGCATAAATCCCTTGCTAGCAATTGATTTTATTAAATCAAGAAAACTATTCTTCTCTGAATCAACACTGATTAAATCTTCAACAAAATCATTTAGGCGTACATGTTCTTCTGCTGGGTCCAATCTAGGGTTATTTTGCCAAAACTTGAGATTGTCAACCGATCTTAAAACTCGTTTATTCCACCAGTCACTCTTCGACATTTTCTAAGTCCCTTAGTACCTTTTGTTTTTTGTTGAAATAACGCAGAAGGAAAATATGAGCAAATAAATCGGTAACGACTAAAATCATTTTTTCTTCAATGCACTTTTACTAATCAATTCGGAATTCAGATATCAGCATCATCAAAATGCTGCGCTGGGCACCACTCAGTAGAGACCATTTACCTAAAAGCTCAGCCACATCATCATCAGCTTCTGCCTTTTTCACACCTGTAATCACGTACTGCACATCAACGCCATGTTTGGCCACATTAGCGAGATAAAGGGCATCTGGGGCGCGTTCGTTGGATTCGTATTTGCTTTGGGTATTTTTACGAACACCACCATAGTTCCCAAACTCGGTTTGGCTTAAACCTAATCTGATACGCTCGTCACGCAATCGCGTGCCAATATCTGTCATTTTTGTTAAATTCCAGTTTAACTTTCACTCGTTTGGTGGAATAATGGCTGTGTCAAAAATTGCAAAAAGCAAAATTTAAACCTTGCAATTACAGTCACTTATAAACATATATGTTTATATTCACACATTAGATTGCGCCGTGTCCAATCTTTCATACACAAAGCGATTAAAGGAAATGCTATGAATATCAATCCGGCAGTATCGGGTACTCAACACACTGCAAGTACTAAGCCTAATTCAGTAAATACTGATGAAAATCAACAAACAACAAGTACAGAAGTTAAGCAACAAGATACCGTGACTTTATCTGACGAAGCAAAAGCCAAGAGCGAGGCTGATACACAAGGTGGTGGTTGGGGTAATGAACCTCTTAAAGTGGAAGTTCAAGGGGGCGGTTGGGGTAACGAACCACAACAAGAGCAATAATTTATGGCAGCGTTTATCGAGCAGATAGTGCCTTATTATTGGTTAGTTTGTGGTGGCATTGTGCTATGTGGGCGAGTACTTAGTGTACAGTGGTCCGCAACATTTAGCCTACTTGTGTGGGTTATTCTGGGGATCTGCATGGATATGCTCATTCCTGTCATTATGGCTCTCGATACAACGCTGGCTCGTCAACTGTGGTATTGGTGTTGGATTACCATCTACAGCACCATAGTGTTAGTCATTTCAGTCGCACACCAGCAACGTGGTGAATTACCTAGTCAACTTTGCCGAACTATCTGCCACAGTGCTTTTGCGATGATGTTGCTGCAGTTGGCACGTTATCTTGATCGCATGATCATCAAAACCGATGTACTTCATAGTGTGTATCAGTTTGGTGTCCCAGCCATTAACTTTGCAGTAGCCATTGCTGCGCTCTATTGGTTAGGGCGAACACTAAATCAAAAAAAAGGGAATAACTAACATGGTAGAAGTGTTTTTGGTGATAACAAGTCTTATCAATATCGTGGCAAGTATTTTAGTGTATTGGCGTTGGTTAACCTTTTCATCACTAAAATTGCAAACAGGTCATGCTGCTCGTGCCCATTACTTGTGCACTCAAGCACTACAAATTGAACAGATGCCGAATAATTATACGAAAATGGCTGCTTACGATGAATGGCGTAAACAATTACATGAATACCAGCTTGCCTGTGAACAACAGCAAAAAACTGTACCTGATGGCAAGCGCGGTTTCAGAGTAGTATGAGAATGTTACACTGCGCGGGAAGAAGAGGGCATTGTCGCTTCTGGGCTTTCACCCGTGCGAGATTGGTAAATGTAGCGTGCAAGTTCAGCAGTTTGTTCAAATTGCTGTTCGCTCAAACATAAAAACTGCAATCGATGTCCTGTGACTAAAAGCTCTCGAACTAAGGCATCAAATTTCACTGCATCCAATGATGTTTCTTTTAATGCATTGGTTTGGTATTGCTTAAAATACTGCGGTACAAAGAACATCCAAACTTCGACCCAATCAAATCCGGGCACATTACGTAGGATCTCCACAGCTATTTCGCACTTTTCTATACTGGCGTTGGCCTTCCCTCGACGCATCGCCATAAAGTAAGTGTAATCAAGCAAAGTCCCATGCTGATTAGCATTCGCCACTAATTCCTTCATATTGTGTTTGCCTAACAAGGTGTCCATGTTATCGGCAAATATGGCCTGCATGTTATGTGCTTTAGTCATAAAAAAATGCTTATAGTCAATTTATCCTAACAAGATACCGCCCCAATGGGGCGCTGTCTAGTTAGGATGTAGAAGTTTAAAAAAACAAAAAATGGTTTATATGCCTTTTGAGTTGAAAATAATATCTTTGTGATCTATTTTGATGTGGCTATTTTCAACTTTGGAGCATGTTATGACATCGGATGAAATTCGCCACGCCATAAAAACGATTCAGCAAACCCGCGGCAGGCTAAAACAATTCTCAAAGAAACATAACCTTAGTTATGACTACCTATTCAATGTGGCTAATGGTCGTTTACGTCAGTTAGGACACGATACAGCGCTGACAATCATCGCCGCCCTTAAGCACGAACAACAGGATGAGATCGTCGAACTAGAACAGAGACTAGCCAGCCTTAAAGCGGCGACTGACGTTCAGCAGAGTGCGGCCTAATGGGCAGGGGAGCAGGCATCACCTGCCCACATTGTGACTGCCGTGCGCTGCAGCGTAGAACCCGTGCGATTACGACACTCACCCGCGAAAAGACCTACCGCTGCAATAACGATGATTGTGGTCATGTATTTGTCAGTATCGAGGAAATCCAGCGCACCGTAGTGCAGCCGCGCACGCGTAAAGAAGGGATTAACTTGCAGACCAGCAGAAAGGGCGAAACGTTACAAAAGCAGCAGGCATAAAAAAGCCCCGCATTGGCAGGGCTTACGTTTTGATCATTCTATTAACCTAAGGCGGCGATCACATGTACAGGATCACGTTCAATTGCACGCAGCAACACCTTAGCGGGGCCAGTGGGTTCACGGCGTCCTTGTTCCCAGTTACGCAGCGTACCAATATTCACATCTATCAACTGGGCAAATTTGCTTTGCGTCAGTTGAGTTCGCTGTCTAATCGCTTTGACCTGTACCGAGGTGACAACGGTCTCACGGGAAGGTTGGCGAACCCCTTGATTAATTTCATCCATTTGCTGAACACTTTCAAGCAATTGGCTAAACAGTTCGTCATTCATATTACCACCTCTCAACGATTGCTTTTAATGCCTGCAGTTGGGCGTCAGTTAAATTCTCTTGTTCACTCTTTGGATAAATCAACAGCATTTTCAATTGGCTGGCTGCGGTTACATAGTAATAAATCACACGTACACCGCCGCTTTTACCCTTATTCGCTTGGCTCCAACGGACTTTACGCAGCCCGCCGGATTCTTTTATCACCGGCCCTGCTTCTGGGTTGTCGGCTAAGTAAGTTTGAAACTCTCGATACTCGTCATCGGTTAACAGCGTTTGCACCAGCTTGGTAAATATGGGTGTTTCGATAAAAACCATAAAGTAAGTCATTGGCGTAGTTTCGTATGCGCAAGTATGTCACTGGCGTAGCAATATTGCAAGCGGTAACCCCAGTTAACAGGGGTGAAGTGTCATGTAGGCCAAGCTGGTTTTTTGATATAAATGTAGGTAAAAATGAATATACTCAACTTTTTCTTGTGTGTGCGATATCCACACATTATACTCCCCACTGTTGCCACTCATCTAGTCAATGAGCTCTCGCAACAAAGCAGGTGGGCTAGTCCCCCGCGTGCTGTGACACTCACTGGAAAATGCGAAAACCATCTCCCCTATACCGGCGCTGTGCGCGGGTATATCCAAAGCCATAGTACGGTATTTGGGGGCATGGATCGGGAGCCAAAGAAAACGCCCCCAATGCGCCTATCCAGTGAGGGGCGCAGACTTGCGGCTACCCGGTCCACCTTCTCGAAACTCACTGAGAAGGTTTTTACCATGTTATATACATTTCTTATTGCCTATCGCGATCAAAAGCTGGCACAGCTTGCCCGCATCCGCACCGTTTCAACCATTGCCAACACCGAACAAGCTGCCCGTAATCAATTAAACGGCATGCCGCTGGTTTTTGTGTGCCGCACGCCAGCAAAAGGCGGTGCGCTATGAGTATTCAAACTAAACCGCAACTCTTTGCCTTCGAGCAAGGTGATTTACTGGCAGGCGTTCGAGTTGTTACTGATGTTAACTCGATTTGGTTTGTAGGTAATGATATTTGTAATGCGCTCGAAATTGTCAGCCCGAGGCAAGCTCTAGACCGCTTAGATGAGGATGAAAGGGGGGTATATAGTGTATACACCCCTGGCGGCATACAGGAGATGAATTGCATTAACGAATCGGGTGTCTATTCGTTGATCCTGACCAGCCGTAAACCTTCGGCTAAAAAATTTAAAAAATGGTTAACCTCTGAGGTGTTGCCCAGCATTCGAAAAACGGGCGGTTATCAGCGTGACGGCCTGCCGCTCAACAAGCGGGTTGAACTGCAACGCTATAGCCATAAGTTGCTTAGCGATATCAGCAAAACGCCTGATCCTTATATCCGCAATATGTTGTACCAAGATTTGCAGGCGGTACGCGGCTGGTTGGGTACAGACACTCCGCCATTGGATTCGCTCATTCTGTCGGGCGTGGCCGATGACAGCCTTGAAATTGTTGAAGCCTTCTTTAACGCCATTTGTTATTTAGAGCAACAAGGTGAGTTGGTTAATCAACATGCGCCTAAAACACAACTCGCGGTACATATCGACAGCTTTTTAGCCTTGTGTGAACAGCACAATATCCCCATGGTCAAAGGTCGCACCTTAACCCGTGCGCTACGCCAGTCACCACGATTGATTGCCGCTAGCCATAACGTCAATAGCACTCAATTGAGTGGCAAAGTACTTAAGTGTTGGTCGTTCTCTCTTGAACCCAGCACTGATATTGCAGACCTGCCACAGGGAGACACGCTATGAGCCATCCATTTGAACCCTTCCAACGCACGATTAGTATCGATGGTCATAGCCAATTGAAAACGGTTAATGGCTGCTCATTTAATATCACTTGGCCACAACAGCAACTGAGTGCTGACCGTAAAACCCTCGCCAGTTTTTTAAATCAATTTGGTCACTGTGAAGTGGTTGATGCGCCTGCTGATAAGCGCGAATGGGCACAGGAATTTGCGGAACACTTTAACCTTCACAGACAACCGCTAGTTTCAAATCAGCACACTGCTTTTTGTGGAGGTGCGCTATGAGCCGGTTATTAGCCTTTGAACTCGCACAGCAGTGGTTGAGCTACGATTGCATTATCCTGGATACCGAAACCACAGGGCTTGGTGATACTGATGAAATCGTTGAAATAACCCTTATCAACAGTCGTGGTGAAGTACTTTTGAATAGTCTGGTTCAACCATGTAATTCAATCCCTGCTGCTGCGATTAACATCCATGGTATTACGAATGAAATGGTCGCCACGGCACCACGTATTAGTGCGCTGTTGCATCAAATCAACGGTATTATTAGCGGTAAGACCTTGATCGCATACAACACTGATGATGACGTTCGTTTGTTGCTTCAAAGCGTCATGATGTGTGGCTTTGCTGATAGTGATATTGCCTTACACAATGTTAAGTTGGGCTGTGCGATGAAAGCTTATGCCAAGTGGTTTGGCAAAGTGGATCCGCAAAACGGGGATTACCAATGGCATAAATTGGTTAATGCCGCGGCCAAATGTGGGGTGACATTGCCTGAGGGCATGCAGGCTCACCGTGCTTTAGCTGATTGTATTATGACGTTAGGCGTGCTCCGTTATATGAGCAACAATGTCGACCAAATCCAAACTGATACCCACACTAATGCATTAATTACCCGCCTAATTGGACAACCTGAACGGGTGATTGTCCATTCCGATAAAGCCAGCGTTTACTTTAATACAGAGGTCGCTCGGATATTTGAAAAACGCGATGGTTTTGAACTGTTTGCCACCAGTGTTAATGGTCAACTGAGCTACGAATTAGCGCTCGATCGTATGAGTGCCTACGCGGTAATGCAGATGTTCCCTGATATTGTTTTTGTGCCACTGCAACTTAAAACGGCGGAGGCTGCAGTATGACGGCTCTTGATAAAGCGCAATTTGATGCGGCCCTGTATTGGGCGGATAAACCAATTAAAAAGTTTGTTTGTACTGTACGAGAAGCAGGCAGATTTGAAACCCGTATTTATGGTGCAACCTGCTCTGACCGCGCGGCAGAATTAGCATTGGAAAATACTGAGTTGAATCGCGACAGTGCTGTAGTTGTTGAGATGCGATTAGCCACTCCTGAGGATTTAGGTTGTGTTCCTGCACTCATGCCATCGGTTAAAGAAAAGATGCTGGCCTTTGCCGCACATCATCAATTAGGCGAGGTTCGCTTAGATAATCCAGCTCAACTGCTTATAGGTAATTTGCCGGCGATCGCTGCGGTAAATGCGCTTAAGGAACAGCACGGTAGATTATGCAGTGCGTTGGTTGATTGCTTAGCGGTGATGAACGAGTGTGAAAAACACCAGAACTTCCCCAAAACATTTGCTAACCCTGTGGGCGGCTTAGGCTGGGATGCCACGATTGCGGCGGCACGCCTGCTGCTTAAGGGAGGTGTGTAATGGAGGGACTAACTGCAAACGTTAATGCACTTAACAAGCAACTGGTAAGGCTTGATGGAACCGTTCAAGCCATTGGAGCGGTATCTGAGTTGCTAAGTTTATGCCCACCTGAGCATAAAGTGAATGCTAATGCGTTAGGGCAATTGTTGTTTGTGTTGCATAAGGACATTGAAGCAAACCTGTTGGGCATCGATACAACGCAACAACGTATTAGCGAACACATTCAAACTAAGTAGGGGTATTTTATGTCGATGTACCCTGAACTGCATCGCGAGGTGTTACCTCGACTGCTAAACGAATTTGAGTTCAAAGAGGGTAAACAAGGCTTTCTGCAGCAGGGGCGTTGCCCCTGCTGCGGCAAAAAAGAGCTTTATACCAATTATGATAGCCCGTGGGTTTTACGCTGCGGGCGCCTAAACAAGTGTGGCGAAGAGCTGCACATTAAAGAGCTATTTCCTGAGCTATTTTCAAGCTGGAGTGACCGCTTTCCACTAAAAACGAACCCTCAATCTGGAACCGTAGACAATCCCAATGTGGCTGCGGATGCATATTTGCAGCATGGTCGTGGCTTTAATTTAACCATGATTAATGGTTGGTATACCCAAGGCAGTTATTATTGCGGTAAACGTGATATGGGTACTGCTACGGTTAAATTTGCCCTGCCAAATGGCGCCAGTTGGGAGAGGTTTATCGATAACCCGCAGCGGTTTGGCAAGCAGAAAGCAAACTTTGTAGGAAGTTATCAAGGTTATTGGTGGCAACCGCCAACAATTGACTCACTCGATCTCACCAATGTTAAAGAACTATGGCTTACCGAGGGCATTTTTGATGCTATCGCTTTACTGCAAAACTCGGTAACTGCTTTTGCGTTAATGAGTTGCAATAATTTTCCTGATAAGGCGTTAGAGCAGCTTGATGTGCTTTTACCGACGAATATGCGCCCAACATTGGTATTTGCATTCGATGATGGTAAAGCCGGCGAAAGCTTCACGAAAAAGTTTGTTAAGCGTGCAAGGGAACTCGGTTGGAAAGCGACCGCAGCGCAGCCACCAAAGGGCAAGATAAAGCTTGATTGGAATGAGCTGCATCAACGCGAACGTCTTACCGAAAAACACCTCGATGAATATCGCTATTTAGGCCAGTTGCTGATTGCGACTAGCGCCACTCAAAAAGCCTTGTTGATGTATAACAAGAAGGGCGTGCAGGAGTTTCCCTTTGGTTTTAACAATTCTCTATTCTGGTTCAAACTCGATCTTAGCCGCTTTAATAAGGCATATCAGCAAGCGGAAGATGCTGCGCTGCGCGATGGGGAAGAACTAACGGATGAAGAAATCCGTGAGCGTGCTTTGCAAGAGTCGGGCAGTATTCAGGAGTTGGCCAAGTGTTACCCTCAAGCGTTGTACTACCAAGAAAATAAGCTGACTGATGAGAGTTGGTATTATTTTCGGGTGGATTTTCCCCATGATAGCCCGAGTGTAAAAAACACCTTTAGTGGTAGCCAGTTAAGCTCAAGTGCGGAGTTTAAAAAACGTTTACTTGGGATGGCTCCTGGCGCGGTTTTTAATGGCCAAACCCCGCAACTAGACAAGTTAATGAGTCAACAGCTGTATAACATCAAACGTGTTCAAACAACGGATTTTATTGGGTATAGCCGCGAGTTTGAATGCTATGTCTATAACGAGGTGGCGGTCAAAGACGGCAGACTATATCGCCTGAACGAAGAAGACTTTTTCGATATTGGTAAGCTGAGCATTAAGACCTTAAGCCAGTCTGTTGGTGTGCATCTTAATCCCGATTTTAAACAGTTAAACCAGGAGTGGCCACGTAAGTTATGGCAGGCGTTTAATGCAAAAGGTTTTGTGGCATTGAGTTTTTGGTTTGGTAGTTTTTTTGCTGAACAGATACGCCAAGAGCACAAGAGTTATCCCTTTTTAGAAGTGATTGGTGAACCTGGCACTGGTAAGTCAACTTTGATCGAGTTTATGTGGAAGCTTGCTGGCCGTGCGGATTACGAAGGGTTTGACCCTAGTAAATCTACCCTTGCCGCAAGGGCTCGTAACTTTGCTCAAGTATCTAATATGCCAGTGGTATTGATTGAGGGGGACCGCGGTGACGGCAAAGATGCTAAGCAAAAAGGGTTTGATTGGGATGAACTGAAAACGGCTTATAACGGCCGCAGTGTGCGTGCTCGAGGCCTACGAAATAATGGTAACGAAACCTATGAACCGCCGTTTCGTGGTGCGATTGTGATTGCCCAAAACGCCGAGGTACAGGCATCTGAGGCTGTGTTGCAGCGGATTATTCATATTCATACTGACCGTAATGGGCAAACGCCAGCAACTAAAGAAGCGGCAGAATGGATGGAGCGGGTGAGTGTTGATGAGCTTTCAGGGTTTATCTTAAAGGCGGCACTACATGAGCAGCAGATTATGGATTGTGTGAATAACCGTTGTAAGCATTATGAGCAGTGGTTGAGCACTTTTCCGGATATTAAGAATATCCGTATCATCAAAAATCATGCTCAGCTTTGTGCATTGGTAGAAGCTTTAGCCATCGTTGCTGATATTAACCAGGAACAAATCGAACAAACCCAAGATATGCTGCGGGATATGGCCGTTAAACGCCAACAAGCGATTAATGCTGATCATCCTATGGTGCAAGAGTTTTGGGATGTGATCGACTTTATTGATGACGATAACTTACCTATTTTGAACCACTCTCGTGATCCTAAGTTGTATGCCATTAACCTTAACCATTTTGCTGAGGTCGCCGCAGAACGTAGGCAAAATGCACCACCTCTCACCGAGTTAAAGCGACTGCTTAAATCGGCTCGAAACCGTAAGTTTATTGGGGTTCGCACCATTAATAGTGGCGTTAATGCACGACACAACGAAACCCATCCCTATGCTAAACGCCCCACTTCAGTGAAGTGCTGGGTTTTTGCCAAGGAGAATTAAGATGACCAGTACAATTTCGATTAAAGAAGAAGTGGCTAAGGCGAAGGCTGCTGGCATGACCAAGTTTGAATCAGCCCATGTGCATGTGTGTGGTCAGTCGTTACGTTATGCAAACAGCCATGGTGAGTGTGTGTATTGCAAACTGCAAAAAATAAAGCTTAAGCGTGCAGAGCTTAAAAAGGGTAAAGAACGCAGCATTGAAATTGCCGTTGCAGCATATAAAAGAGGTGATAGCTTACAGAAAGCCTCTGCAGAAGGGCGGATATCAAACCATTCATTGAGAAGTGCTTTGGTTTCTCAGGGCTTATTGAGAGAAAAGGCTGCGGATTCGGGCGGGTTAACAGTTGGTTACAGTGCAAATGAATTACGTGAATCCTCAGCTTGCCGTATGGCTCTATGCTTGATGAAACCAAGGGGCGCACTATGAAGCTAATGAAGGCGATGGCTTGGGCAAAACGTGAGTTTGCAGAAGGGTCGATCCCTGATAATAAGACGATACGTCGCTGGGTTGAGCGTAATGTAATTGCTGGCAGGGTGATTGATGGCAATACCTATGTATTTGATACCGAAAGAGCGGGCGTCGATTCTAATGTATCTAAGACAGTTCAAGAGTTGTTGAGGGAATAATGGCTGCTAGACCACGGAAAAAACCTTTAATCAATCTACCCGAGCATCTTTATTATGATGCTCGTTGGGGGACGTATCGTATTAAGTTGATTAGCGGTAAATTCAGATCTTTAGGTAGTGATAGAGATGCCGCTATCTCGATCGCAAAAGAATATAACCTGATAGCAAGACCAAGGGTCGGCTTGAAAGTGAGTGATTTATTGGACACGCCACAAGGTGACTATCCTAATGAATTGCCTTTCTCTGAGCATATTCCCGCATTACTGAAACGTATTGTTGCCGATGAGCAACCCTCTGCTGACCTAGTGAAAACAATGGAGAATGATGCGCAGCGGTGCATACTGTTTTTTGCTGAAACGCCCGGGTCCTTAATCACGTTAAAGCATGTTAATGACTATATAGCGAGATTCCATTCAGATAGCAGTGCGAACGTGCAAAACCGCAAGGTGAGCTGGCTTAAGAAACTGTTCTCATATGCTGCGGATGAAAGCTTGATGCCTTTAAACCCCGCAGTGAACAAAAAGATGCGCAGGGTAAAGAGTAAGCAGCGCCATCGTTTGAAAATAGAATGGTTTAAGGCTATTTATGATCAAGCACCGTTGTGGCTGCAAACTGCGATGGATCTATCATTGCAAACCACTCATGCTCGCCTAGAAATATCTCGCATTCAGTACTCACTAAAGAAGCCAAATAGTAAGAGCTGTGGCTGCTATTGGTTTGATTCACCTCAAATCACACCGTTTGGCAATGTGTTTGGTACGCTCTACATCCATCGACAAAAGATTGAGGGCAAGGAGGCTGCTCATGTGGCCATACCTATTGGTGATGAACTTAAGCGGATCATCGACCGTAGTCGAGATAAAATTGTGAGTCCTTATGTGGTTCACCGTTTACCCACAAAACGCTCTAATGGTTTAAGCAAAGAAGTGAACCATATTTCGCAGTTAAGCCCTGATTATATCAGCCGTGCATTTTCAGCATTACGAGATGAAGTAGGGTGTTGTAATCACTTGGAACCAGCAGAACGGCCGACATTCCATGAAATACGTGCCTTGGCAGCTCATTTATTCGATATCCAGGGCGTAGACCCTCAATCACGAATGGCGCATACCGATGCCAAGAGCACAAAGATCTATACACAAAACCATGTAGAGTGGGTTGAGGTACCATTCGCAGAAATCAAAATGCAGGCCTGA